ACAAACTGGTTATCAAGGAGGAATAAAACATGGCTTATGACGTGAAGGTAAACATTGACCTTGCCAAGCCGATTGGCCAGCTGGGCTTCGGTGTGCCTCTGATCCTGCTGGAAAACGCTGAGAATGAGGTCGCCTACACCGAGGTTACCGGCCTCGATGAGCTCCTGGAAGCTGGCATTGCCAACACCAGCAAGGCGTACAAGGCCGCGGCGCTGCTGTTCGGCCAGGCGAACGCTCCCAAGACCATCGCCATCCGCGCAGTGAGTGATGCTGCGTCCACCGCCCTCGCTGATTCTGCTCTGGTTTCCAAGGGCTGGCGGCAGCTGATCGTCGTTTCTGACGGCGACACCAGCACTGGCTGCGTACCCATCAGCACACTGGTTGAGGGCATGGAGGGCAAGATGTACTTCGCCGATCTGGATGTGGACAGCAGCGTCAACATCACCGCTTCCGGCCTTCGCCGCACCGTGCTGTTCTACTGCGATGCGACTGCGGACGTTCCCGTTCCCGTCGCCGCGCTGGTGGGCGCTACCGCTGGCCGTGCTGCCGGCAGCTTCACCTACAAGAACATGATTCTGTCCGGCATTGCCGCGCAGGATCTGTCCGATGCTGAGATCGAGGCCATCCATGCGAAGGGCGGCATCACCTTTGTCGCCAAGGCTGGCAACAACGTGACCAGCGAGGGCAAGGTTGGCGGCGGCGAGTACATCGACGTGATCGACTGCGAGGATTACATCATCCAGCAGCTGGCCTACCGCACGCAGAAGGTGCTGAACAACGCCGCCAAGGTTTCCTACGACAACAACGGCATCGCGATGCTGGAAAGCGTGGCGAAGGACGTGCTGCAGGATGCCTACAACAACGGCATGATCATCACCAACGAGGACGGCACCCCCGGCTACTGGGTGGACTACGCGCTGCGCGAGGACACCAAGGCCGAAGACCGCGCCAACCGCAAGTACATCGGCGGGAAGTTCGGCTTCGCGCTGGCTGGTGCCATCCACACTGTCGAAGTTACCGGCAGCATCACCGTGTAAGGAGGTAAAACGCTATGTATACTCAGTATGACGCGAAAGACACGACCGTCATCGTGGACAACACCTACATCACCGGCCTGGGCGAGGACATGATCAGCGGTGAGAAGGACGAGGACTTCTTCTCCGTCTCCACCGGCGCGCAGGGTGACCATGTTGCCAGCGAGATCAACAACTCCCTGGGCACCGTGACCATCTACATCCAGGTCACCAGCCCCCAGAAGGCCTTCCTGCTGAATCTGGCCAAGCGCAAGGAAGCCTTCCCTGTGTGGTGCGTGAACAAGAAGCTGGGTGAGCGCTTCGGCGGCACCAAGGCCCGCATGCTCAAGTGGCCCTCTATGGATCGCGGCGCTGAGGCCGAGGACATGGAGTTCGTGTTCCAGGTCTTCGACTACGATGTCGAGGCGACTGCCTAAGTCCAATACAGCCGGGGGCGATGACCGCTCCCGGCTTTCTACTTTGACCTAAAATATGAGGAGGAATATCAAAATGGCTGACAACAAGTTCTATCAGGTGGAAAAGGAAATCAACGGCAAGAAGTACATCGCCCAGTTTGGGGGCCTGTCCGTTTCTCTCAAGGCGGTGGACTCTTCCTACATCGAGGGCACGGGCAACACCAGCATGGAAAAGATGGCAGATTACCTTTTCAAGCACATCATCGTCGAACCCAAGAACCTGACCGTTGACGACTTCGAGGACATCGACGAGTTCAACGAGGTCATTGCTTTCGCTCGCAAGGTGATGCAGGGTAAGTTTCGAAACGAAGCTAACTCCGGCGCAGCTGAAAAAGCGAGCAAAAAGTAACTGGAACTTGTGGCGGCTTGTACTGTCCGACAGGGGCTTCTCTTTCGAGACAGTGTTTGGTAAGCCCTTCATGTCGCCCCAGGATGTAGATGAGGCAAACATCGCCTTGGATATGCAGATTGAGGCGGAAAAACGCGCGGCGAAGCGGAAGCGGTAGGCATGGCCTGCCGCTTCCTTTCTTTTCCCGCGAGCAAAGGGGGGATTTACTATGGCGACAGTACGCGAAGACGTTGTTAAGCTCGGCTTCGATGTCGATTGGGGCGAGCTAAACAAGTTCACCGACACGCTTGACGAAACGAAAGCAATGCTGACCGGCGGCATGGGTGATGATGCTTTCGATGAGCTTATCAAGGAGAGCAAAAAGGCCGCAAAGGGGCTTGAGGGAGTCAAGGATAACGTCAACGGCATCAAGTCGGACGGCCTGGACGATACCGTAAAGGCCCTGAAGGACACCGACGAAAAGGGCGAGGATGCTTATAAAGAGCTGAAAAAAATCGGCGATGCGAAGTTCAATAAGACCGTCTCCGGCCTGAAGAACATCGGCACGCAGCTCAAGAACGTCGGCATCCAGGCGGGCAAGATGCTCGCCAAGGGCATCGTCGCCGGTGTGGCTGGCGTGGGCGCGCTTGTCACCAAGGCCATCACCGGCTATGCGGACTATGAGCAGCTCGTCGGCGGCGTTGAGACGCTTTTCAAGGATAGCGCTGGCACCGTTCAAAAGTATGCGAGCGATGCCTGGAAAACCGCAGGCGTATCCGAAAACACATATATGGAGACGGCCACGTCCTTCTCCGCGTCCCTGATCCAATCCCTGGGCGGTGACACCGCGAAGGCGGCTGCCATCACCAATATGGCCATCACCGATATGTCCGATAACGCCAATAAGATGGGCTCGGACATGGAGACTCTGATCGGCACATACCAGAGCCTGTCCCGCGGCAACTATGCCATGCTGGACAATCTCAAACTCGGCTATGGCGGCACCAAGGAGGAGCTGAACCGCCTTCTCAAAGACGCGCAGAAGCTCACCGGTGTCAAGTATAGCCTGTCCTCGTTCTCGGACGTGATCTCCGCGATCCACGCCATCCAGGAGAACATGGGCATCACCGGCACCACGGCAGAGGAAGCGGAGAAGACCATCACCGGCTCCGCGAATGCCATGAAGGCTGCATGGGGCAACACCCTGACGAGCCTGATCCTGGGCGGCGATGATCTTGACCGCTCCATCGACAACCTGGTCACATCTGCCACGACCTTCATGAAAAACCTGATGCCAGCCCTGGTGAAATCGCTGGGCGGCGTTGGCTCCCTGATTGAGGAAATCTGCCCTCTGATCGAGGAGAACATGCCCCTCATTGTCGAGACGCTGCTGCCTCCGCTGATCAAGGCGGCGACGGCGCTCGTGAAGGGCCTGATCGTGGCCATGCCTGACATCATCGGCACGCTTGTAGGCGAAATGCCCGGCATCCTTTCTGAGGTGTGGGACGGCATTTCTGAGGCGTTCGGCGATGTGCCCGGTATCGAAAAGGTGGAGACGTTCTTCGGGAAGATGAAGACGCTCATCAGCGAAAACACAGAGCTGATCAAGAACCTCACCCCTGTTGCGCTGGGCCTTGTCGTTGCGATAAAGCTGTTCAACAAGGTCAAGGGCATCACCGGCCTGTTCGGCGGCGATTCGGGCGGCAGCGGCACCGGCGGAGCATTTAACGCCAAGAGCATGCTGACGGCTATGGGCGGCATTGCTGTGGCCATTGCAGGCATCGGCCTTGTCGTCGCGGCCTTTGGTGCGCTGCAAAAGATTGATGGATATGACGAGTTCATGGCTGGCGGCGGAGAAGCCCTTGGGCAGCTCTGCGGCATCATCGGCGACATCGGCCTTGTGGGCGCGGCTTTCGTTGGTTTTGTGGGCCTCGTTGGCAAGAACGTGAACATCAAGGATGCGGCAGTCGGCATCGGTGACATCGCCATTGCTCTGCTTGGCATGGAAGCCATCGTCGCGGCCTTTGGTGCGCTGGCCCTGATTGACGGGTACTCCGACTTCATCTCCGGCGGCGGCGATGCGATGAAGCAGCTTTGCGGCATCATTGAGGAGATCGCCCTGGTCGGCGCGGCGTTTGTGTCCTTTGTTGCCATCGTCGGCACCTTCGCCAACGTCGCCACCGCAGCAAACGGCATGGGCGTGATTGCTCTTGCTCTGGGCGGCATGGAAGCGGTTGTGCTGGCCTTTGGTGCACTCTCCCGCATTGATGGCATTGATGAGTTCATTGCAGACGGCGGCGAGATGCTGACCAACCTGTGCAACATCATCGGCGACATGGCGGGCAACCTCATCGGCGGTGCGCTGGCGGGCCTTTCCGACGGTCTGCCGGACATCGGCGCGAACATTTCCACATTCGCTGAAAAAATAGCTCCTGCCCTTGAAACCTTCGGCAGCGCCAAGACCCAGGGCATCAGCGACTTTGCATCAGCCCTCGGTGCTCTGATTGGCGCGCTGGTGAGCGAGAACGTCAGCAGCTTCTTCTTCGGCGAGGTTGACTATGCCGGCCTTGGCACGAAGCTGTCCGATTTCGCGACCAACGCGAAGACCTTCTTCACGACGGTCAAGGACATCCCGGATGAATCCTTCGGCAAAATGACCAGCCTGTTCAACGCCCTGGCCGGCATCAAGGGGCTTCCCACTGACGGCGGCGTGAAGGGCTGGCTCATGGGCGACATCAACTTCAGCAAGATTGCCTCCGGCCTGGTGGCCCTTGCAAGTGACGAGTTCCTGAGCGCGATTGCGAAAATTCAGAACATCCCGGCGACTGGCTTCACGGCCATGACCAACCTGTTCAATGCGCTGGCTGACATCAAGGGCCTGCCCAAGGAAGGCGGTTTCTTCGACTGGTTCACCGGCACCGAAAGCGAAACCCTGACCAACGTGGCCTCTGCGCTTCCTGGCATTGCGACGCACATCGCAACCTTCTTCTCCAACCTTGGCGGCAGGACGGACTTCTCGCCCATCAAGAACCTGTTCGACACCCTGAACAGCGTCAAGATCGACACCGATGCAACGAAGGGCACCGGCTTCCTGGGCCTGGGCGCGAGTGCCATGGAAAGCATGGGTACTGGCCTGTCTGGCTTTGCTACCAACGCCAAGACCTTCTTCGACACGGTGAACGGCCTGGACACCTCGAAGCTGGGCACGCTCTTTGACAAGCTGGGCACAGCAGGCGACCTGCCTGACACGCTGTCCTCTCTTGACAGCTCCGTTGGCACGGCCCTGGCCAACCTGGTCACGACGGCGGACACCAAACTGACCGAGGTGAAGGGCAAGTTCTCTGATCGCCTGGGTGAGATCGTCATCCTGATGAACACCACGGCGTTGACTATGTTCTCCTCCGGCCAGGCCATCATGCAGGGCGTTGACAGCGGTATGGAATCCATGCGCTCGACCCTGGTTGCGACGGCGGCATCCATCGCTGCTGACATCCAGAGCGCCTTCGACGTTGAGCTGGACATCAACAGCCCGTCGCGCAAGACGATGAAGTCGGGCCAGTTCGTCGGCGAAGGCTACGACCTGGGCATGCAGAGCACGATCCCGCAGCTGCAGGACACGGCGCGCTCCATGGCCGATGCTTCCATCCCGTACACCAGCCACTACAGCCCGGATACGGACAGCAGCACGGTCTACAACAGCCGTACCAGCACCGAAACCACGACTATTTCTCCGACCTTCAACCTGACCATCAGCGGCACGCAGGATGACAGGACGACGGCCCGGAAGGTCAAGCAGTGGGTGAACGATGCCATGAACGAGTTCTTCGAGAGCTTGGAGCGTAAAACCACTGTGACAAAGGAGGCCTAAGCATGGCGATTATCAATGGTCTCTATGTGCATGTGATTGACGAGAGTGCGGAGCGGGAGGTCGAATCGACCTCCCACCCCGTCGAGGAAGGCATGCCAACCTCGGACACGGTGAAGGCGAGGGGCCTTTCCATCTCACTCACCGGCAAGATCGTGGACTATGACGACGTAAAGGCAGTGCAGGTGCTGTCAAAGCTGAGGTCATGGCAGGCATCCGGTGCGCTTGTCCAGTATCACGGCAGGAACATCGCAGACTCCTTCCAGATCAAGTCTTTCCAGACTTCGCACCCGTACACCAACTACGGCGGCGCTGATTTCTCCATGACGCTGACTCAGGTACGCATCGCAAAAAGCGCATACGTTCCCAAGAAGGAAAGCGAAAAGGAAAAAGAGGAAGCTGCCAAGCAGAACGTGGAGATCACGGTGGGCTCCATCGTCGTGTTCAAGGGCGGCAGCGTGTATGTTTCCTCTGACGCGAAGAAGGCGGCAGCTACACGCGGACGCTCCACCTGCGAATGCACCAAGATCAACACAAGCACCTGGTCTGTTCATCAGTATCATCTGATTTCCACCGACGGCGGCAAGGTGTACGGCTGGGTTGACAAGGCCAACATCGAAGGTACCTCCTCAACCAGCACCAACGGCACCACCAACGCCGGAACGCAGCAGGTGACCAGCGGCAAGAATACCAGCGGCAGCAATACCAGCGACGAAGGGTACCCGATCTACCACCATGTGGTCAGTGGTGACACAGTATCCGCGCTGTGCGCACAGTACAAGCACCTGACCCCGCAGCCGCGCATCTCCACGGTGATGATCAACAACCCGAACGCTTTTACCAAGCAGGGCGTTGCCACCACGTTGAAGGTCGGTGCTTATCTGCTGATGGGTTACAAAAAATAAGGGGGAATGTAAATGACCGCGCCGGATGTATTGGAAATCAAAAAAGAGCTGTTGCCCTATGTGTGCAACATCCAGCTCGCTGGCGAGATATTTACATTGCGCTTCAACCACAATGCGACGGCTGACCTGTTCACGGTTGACCTTTACCGGGAGGGAGAGCTGCTCTGTGCCGGTGAGCCGATTGTGTACGGCAGGCCGCTTTGGGCTGACGTGCGCCGGGCGGGTATTTTCCCTGCCCTGGAGATCATCCCGAAAGACCCCAGCGGCGAGAGCAATGCCGTCACCTTTGACAACCTGGGCCGCACGGTGCTGCTGATTGTAGCCAATGGCGAGGGCGGTGAATCCGATGAATGATAATGCCTCCAAAGCCATCATGCAGAGCCATGACAACCCGCTGACCTCAGCGGTTGTCATGGCCTTCGATGCATGGAAGGAGCCGTTTGACATCCTCCCGGATGGCGTATTCGGCAGTGTGGCGATTGTGAGAAGCAGTCAGGTGACGATTGATTCCGAGAAGCTGGACGTGGAGTTCACCGTGCCATTCGACGATGATATGGAGCCCAACGAGGCGGAGATCGTCGTCTACAACCTGTCCAATAACACAATCAAACAGTTCAAAAAAGGCGATGCCATCTCCGTCGAGGCAGGTTACAAAGGCGATACAGGCGTGCTTTTCAGCGGGTACATCTCCAAGGTCAAGACGACCCGCGAGGGCGTGGACAAGGTGACGACCATCTATGCGATGGACGACATCAAAGACCACACCATTGAGAGCATCACCTATGCAGCTGGCACCAAGGCCAGCTACATCCTGAAGGAGCTGATCGGCAAGACCGGCATCCCGGTGGCTGTGTTTAATCCGCGGCGTGACCACACCTACAAAGACGGGCAGACCGTGGACGGCGATCTGATGCAGAACATCAAGCAGTACGCGGATGTCTGCGGGATCTCCGTCTATGTGAGCAAGGGCAAAATCTACGCCCGGCACATCAAAGAGGGCGACAACCTGAATTTTGAGGTATCAGTTGATACCGGCATGATTGGCTCCCCTGGCTCTTACGAAGAAGAAATCACTGCCGAGGACTTCACGGAAACGGTGGAAGGCTACGAGGTGGAGATGCTGCTGCAGCATCGCATGTGCGCCGGTGGCATCGTCAATCTGGCGAGCAAAGACGCGAACGGCACCTACCGTGTCTGCAGCGGCGAGCACCGCTTCTCCCCAGCTGGAGCCATTACCACCGTGAAAATGTACTAAGGGGAGGTGGAGACATGGGCAACATGTCTTTTTTTGATTCCGTTATCGAGAAGAAGCTGATGGGCTTGCATTGCGGGTACATCGGCAAGGTGATCTCGACAGACGGAGAGACGGCCACGGTTCAGCCGCTTGGCTTGATAAAAGATATAGGCGGCGTGGCGAGGCCGCAAGCCGTCGTTTCTGATGTCCCGATTGCATGCAAGTACAAGGTTGGCACACGTTCGATCAAGGACGGCAACGGAAGCTATGTGACCGTCGCCACGGCTACCATGATCACAAAAGGCGACCTTGTGGCTTGTCTGTGCGCTGACTGGGACATCACCGAGGCCCGCCGCGGCAACAATGAGCTGCCTCCCGCGGGCCGACACAGTATTTCCGACAGCATCATTGTCGGCATTCTTTGAGGGAAGGAGCGGATCACATGAAGGGCTTTGCTTTGGACGCAAACGGCGATGTGCTGATTGAGAACGGTCACATCAGCATTGTGGTGGGCGATGAGCTCACGCGGCAAAAGGTCTGGACGGTTCTGCGTACCAACCTGAAAGAGTGGTTTTTCGACTGGGAGCAGGGCATTGATTTCGGCAACCTTCTGGGCAAGGGTGTGGGCGAGGAACTTGCACGCTTTGAAATCGAGCGCGGCCTGGCCCAGGTGGACAGCACCTTCACCATCACGGAGTTTTCCTACAAGGTGGACAGGGCGGCCCGAAAGGCGACTGTCACCTTCAAGGCGCAGACTGCGAAAGGTGAAGAAGTTGGAGGTGAGTTTGCATGGGATTGACGGATAAGGGTTATCAGAGACGCACCTACGCCGACATCCTGTCTGAGAAAGAACGGCGGGCGAAGGAGCTCCTGGGTGAGGACATCGACACGAGCGACCAGAGCGTTCTGGGCAAGTACCTTCGCGTCAACGCCTACGACCAGGCGATTGCGGAGGAAGAAATCGAACAGGTCTATTATTCCCGCTTTCCCAATACGGCATCCGGGCAGAGCCTTGACCGGCTCATGGTGTTTGCCGGCATTTCCCGCAATCCTGCATCAGCTGCGGAATACCGGGTGCGGTTTACAGGCAAGGCTGGGTATGTGATTTCCGCGGGATTCCTGGTTGCCACGGACACCGAATTGACATACTGGACAATCCAGGACTACACCATCGGAAGCGACGGAACATGCCTCGCGGAGGTGTGCTGCTCCGATACGGGCACGGTGGGCAACCTTGCAAGTGCGGCGGCCATTTCCCGCATCGTGAACCCCGACGCGAACGTGGATGCTGTTGCCGGTGTTGAGATCATCAACGCTGGCATTGATGAGGAAAGCGACACAGAGCTGCGCAAGCGCTTTGCGGCGGCCGTCAGCGGTGCGGGCAGCGGCAACACCAACGCCATCCGTGCGGCGCTGCTGCGCATCCCCGGCGTGCAATTCGCGGCTGTGATCGAGAACGAAACGGATGGAGAAGACGGCTCAGGCAGACCCCCGCACAGCTTTGAATGCTATGTGCAGGGTGGGGAAGGCAAGCGGCAGGAAATTGCGCAGGCCATCTTCGACAAGCGCCCTGTGGGCATTCAGACCTGGGGCAATGAGTCCGTCACCATCACCGACCTCAGCGGCAATGCGCGAGTGGTCAGGTACACCTACGCTCCCGAGATTACCGTTTCGGTTTACATTCAGATTCGAACCAACGCATCCTTCCCGGATGATGGCAAGGATCAGATCAGCACCGCTGTATCGAATTACATCAACAACCTCGGCATCGGAAACTCCCTTGTGCTGTCCACCCTGTACGGCTACATCTACAGCGTCCCCGGTGTGACGGAGGTCACGACGCTCAAGCTGTCCACGAACGGCGGAGCGTATAGCACGGACAACATCACCGTGCCTCAGTATGGCACGGTGGTCTGCGCTGGTGTTGCTTTGGAGGTGGTGACGTGATCACGCGCTTTAACCGCGAGAACCACGTAAAAAACCTGCCGGACGCATACCGCAAGACAGCAGGGTCGAACAACGCCAAGATCCTCAGCGTTGAAAAAAGCGCGACCGACAAGCTGCGGGAGGCCGTGAATGCGATTTACGACAGCCTGGACATTGAGCTGGCCACGGGCAATACGCTTGACCTGTACGGTGAGATGCTGGGGCAGACGCGCGGCATTGCAACCGATGAGCAATACAGGGCGCTGCTCAAGGCACGCATTATCCGCAACCTGTCCGGCTCCGATCACAACAGCATCGTCAATGCCATCTGCATCACGTTCGGCTGCAACCCGGCCGACGTGCTGCTGACAGAGACGGAGGGCAAATGCGAGGTTGTGCTTGACGGCATCCCGTATGATGCCATCAACAAAATCGGCATGGATATTACATCCGCCACGAAGATCGTGCAGGCGCTCATCCCTTCCGGCGTTTCGTTCTCGTTCTACGGCTTCTCCGGTACGTTTGAGTTTGGCACCACGAGCATGGAATATGACGAGAATGCGGGCTTCGCGGATGAGGCGCAGACGATTGGCGGCACGCTCGGCTATGCCACTGACACCAGCACGGCATTGCCCGTATAAACGTATAGGAGGGTGAAAAATGGCTCTTAAAAAAACTGTGCCGGCATGGCACGCGGCAGGCGTTGAGCCTCCCGAATCATTGAAAACAAACGGCTTCCAGCCTGGGCAGAAACCCCCTGCCGCATACTTCAACTGGTACATGAACGGCATGAGTGAAGCTGTTGAGGAACTGCAGGAGAATCACAGCATCGGCGTGCCCGCTGTGGCGGCCACAAGCACTGACGGCGGCTACATCTACGCCGCTACCGTCCCCGGTGTGGACAGCCTTTTCAACGGCCTCACCATCACGATCATTCCCGACACGACCAGCGCATCTGCTCATCAGGGTACTTTCCTCGCCGTCAACAACCTCGGAGCAAAGCATATGGTGCTTCCTGTTGATGACAATAACACCACCTATGTGATGCCTACCGAGCCCGGCTTCTTTTCTGCGGGGAGTCCTGTCACCGTTCAGTATGACGCATCGGTTTCCAAGTGGAAAGTTGTAGGCCGCCAGAAGGTGTATGCGAGCAACGTGAATGGGCTTGCTACTGTCGCAACCAGCGGCAGCTATAACGACCTGAAGGACAAGCCCACGATCCCGGAAGGCGTTACCGTAGACTCCGCGCTTTCATCCTCCAGCGCCAATCCTGTGCAGAATAAGGTGGTCAATTCCGCGCTCAGCGCAAAAGCGCCGACGAGCCATGCAAGCTCCTCGACGACCTACGGCGCGGGCACAAGCAGCAACTACGGTCACGTCAAGCTGTCCGACTCCACAAGCAGCACAAGCGGAGTAAGCGGCGGCGTGGCGGCCACCCCGGCGGCGGTCAAGGCTGCCTATGATCTGGCAAACGGAAAGGCAGCAGCATCCCACACGCACAACGCGTCCGAAGTTTCCGCAGGCACCCTTGCAGGCCGCGTGCAGGGCAATGCAACCGCCATGGCGACGCTTTCCAACGCACAGGTCAGGAGCATCTCTGCCGGCACGTCTGATCTCACGGCAGGTACAAGCACTCTGGCAACGGGAACGCTGTACTTTGTCTATGAGTAAGGAGGTGAGCTGATATGGCACAAGGTGCTTATATCGGCGTAGGCGGCAAGGCGCGGAAGATCACCGGCGGCTACATTGGCGTGAACAGCAAGGCCCGGAAGATCATCAAGGCGTACATCGGAGTGGGCGGTGTTGCAAGGCCGTGTTGGAGCAGCGAAGAAATATCGTATTACGGCGCGATTACCTCTTTGAGCGTTGGCCGCAGTTTGCATGCCGCAACAACGGTAGGAAACTACGCTCTTATCGGCGGCGGCATGGATTCCTCCGGCAATTACGCAGCGAAGGTAGACGCATACAACAACACCCTGACCCGGTCTGAGCCTTACTCGCTTTCTTATGCACGAACCTATCTTGCTGCAGCCACGGTTGGCGATTATGCTCTTTTTGCTGGCGGCAAACTTAACAATTCGGACACTTCATCTGCGACGGTAGACGCATACGATACATCGCTTACCCAAGCCATGTTGACTTCGCTGCATGCTGCGCGAAATAAACTTGCCGCAACCAAGGTAGGAAACTACGCGCTTTTCGCTGGCGGCGTGGATGGCAGCACTTATAAAACGGCGGTAGACGCATACAACTCATCCCTTACCCGTTCCACGCCAACCGCGTTGAGCGTTGCGCGTTCCGAACTTGTCGCAACGAGGGTGAGCAACTATGCGCTTTTCGCTGGCGGTTATAATGGTTCGCGACTTTCCGCTGTAGACGCATACAACGCATCCCTGACGCGCTCTACGCCAACCGCGTTGAGCGTTGCGCGAAATGGCCTTGCCGCAACCAATGTGAGTGGCTATGCGCTGTTCGGCGGTGGTTACAACAGCACAAGCGGACGTACAGCCGCCGTGGATGCTTACAACGCGTCCCTTACTCGCTATACGCCAACCGAGTTGAGCTGGCCGCGAAATAAACTTGCCGCAACCACGGCGGGCAATTATGCTCTTTTCGCCGGCGGCTTGCATTCAAGCGGCGATTCTACGGTAGACGCATACAACGCATCCCTGACGCGCTCTACGCCAACTGAATTGAGTGTTGCGCGTTGCGACATTGCCGCGGCTACGGTAGGAAACTACGCGCTTTTCGCTGGCGGCAGTACAAATGGCGGTGCTGGTGGTGGTGTGAATACCGTTGACGCATATGTCTACAGAGAATAATTCGAGGGAGGAAATCAACATGAACAAGTACGCAATCTGGAACAAGCAAGACCCCATCCTGACCCCCATTGGCGAGGTGCTGACCGCCAAGCAGTGGATCGAGCGCTACCCCATCGCTGGTGTTGATAGCATCACCGTGGTCTGCGGCGGCGGTGAGATCAACGGCGCTTTCTTCGGCACGCTCGGTCAGATGGTGGATCTGTACACCAAGATGGGCTGCGATTTCTCCACGTGCGAAACCGCTGAGGACAAGCTGGCGGTTATTGAGGCATTCGAGGACGAACGCGAGGCGGCGGCGGCTGCTGCTGCCCAGGCGGCGGCTGAGGCGGAAGCCATCAACGCGGAGCGCACCGCGGCGGCCCTTGAAGCCATTGCCTCCGGTCAGTCTACCGAAAACATGGCGGCGATGAATGCGCTGCTGAATGGGGAGGAATAAGACATGACGAACAAAGTTCAGCAGGCTCTTGAGCTGCGCAAGGCGCTGCAGCTTTTCCTCGCGTCCATGGACGTTGACACCCAGGCGGCGGACATGATGGCGGTGGCCACCGTGTTCCCCAAGTACAAGATCGGCAAGGCCTACAAGGTCAAGGAAGTGTTCTCCTATGGCGAGAATGCCGTTGGCGATCCTCAGCTCTACCAGGTTCTTCAGGCGCATACCTCGACGGCTGAGTGGGTGCCGGATGCTTCCCCCAGCCTGTACAAGAAGATCGGCGTGACTGAAGACGGTCATGCCGAATGGGTGCAGCCCCTTGGTGCATCCGACGCTTACAACACCGGCGACGTGGTGAGCTTCAACGGCACGCTGTATCGCTCCCTGATCGACGGCAACACCTGGGCTCCCGATGCTTACCCGGCGGGCTGGGAAGCTGTGGAAGCATAACAACATAGGCAGGAGGGAACAAAATGCCTTATGAAAGACTGAACCTGAAAAACGGTCAGGTATTCTCCGCGGAGCACCTTGTGCACATGGAGAAGGGTATTGAGGCCGCGAACGAAAGCGCTGCTGCTGCTGTCAACCTCACGGCTGCGGCGGCCACCAGCGCGTCTGCGGCCCTGAGCCAGGCGGCGGCTGCGGCTACCAGTGCAGCTGATGCCGCAAAGAGTGCGGCCAACGCGGACGAAAAAGCCTCCATCCTTGGTGGCGATAAAGCCGCCCACCAGCAGCTTGTCACCGACAAGGATGGCAATGCGGCGTGGGTGGAACGGCTGGCATGGAAGGAAGTCACCACCGAGAAGGGCTACGCCTACATCTATCAGGATGCAGAGATGGTGGCTATGGACGGGCGGTATCAGCTTCCCGCCCCGCCTGTATCCTCCCCTGTGGCTGGTGAAACCTACACGATCATCATCGGCGGCAATGAGTACACAAGCAAGTGCGTGGATATTTCCGCTTTTGCGGTTGGGCAGGAAGCCTATGTATTCGGCAACACGGCAATGACTGACGATGATTTTCCTCTCGAAAACCCTGCCCCGGATGCAACGTACCTTATCCTGCTTGTGCCGGGTGGTTCTGACGGCTTCTATGGCACGGCTGTGTTCGCTGACCCTGTGGATTCCCCCGTCCTGACGATCAGGAGCGCGGCGGAAGTCGAAACCACGACCACCGACATCAAGAAGGTGGACAGGGAACTGCTTGACGTTCCTACCCCTGACATGGATGCGCTGGAGGGCGAGGAAGGGCACATCGCGAATCGGCCTTGCTGGGCGTATGAAATCCCGGGAGGGTGGATTGTGTGGGACGGCGAAACCGAAGGCAAGGAAATCCTGTCTGTCACGGTGAACGGCACGACTCAGATACTGGGTTATAAGGTATGTCCTGTCCCGTTGAACAAGTATTCCTTCGACAAGGGCGGCGCATATTTCCCGATTTTTGTTCAGAACGATGCGGGAGAGTCGCAGTCAAGCTGGATTTTGTCAAAGATGGAAATGTTTCTCGCCCCCTGTCTGTACGGACTCTACGCAAGTGGTGACACAAGCGGTGCGCCGAAATACATCTCCTACGACAAGGAGAAAACCGGCAATTTCCTCGGAGAAATCGACGGTAGCGCCGGCATCTACATTGCTACAGATTGGGCCGCACAGTATCCGCACATCAAATTTGCGCTCGACGCTATTTACAAACCGCTTGACGCGGAAGTGCATCCCCCGCCTGACAATTTGAACGGCGTGTACTACTACCGCTGGAGCCAGACGGCAAGGAGTTGGCAACCCGTCACCATCGACCAGCTAAAGGCTGACCTGGGCTTGACTGAAACCACGACTGCCACGACAGGTGAATAAAACCAACCGGGGGACGGCGATGTGCTGTCCCTCTCCGCTTCGGCGGTCAAATGAACATAAGGAGCATAACGACCGATGACCACATACCAATGGCTCTGCGTGCTGGGTATTCCGACGATCCTGCTCACGATAGGCGGGCTTGTCGTCGGCTTCTTCCGCAGCCAGCAGAATCAGATCAAGGCCGTGCGGCTGGGCATCCAGGCCCTTCTGCGTGCGCAGATGATCGCCGACTACAACAAATGGGCAGACCGGGGCTATGCTCCGATCTACGCCCGGCAGAATTTTGAAAACTGCTGGGCTCAATACCATGCACTGGGTGCCAACGGCGTGATGGATGACATCCACGTCAAATTCCTGGCACTCCCGACCGAACCACCTGAGAAAGGGGATTAACAACATGAAAGATCAGTTTGTGAAGTGGATCAAGGCTGCGGGTGTCCGCGCGATCAAGACCGTCGCCCAGACCGCTGTGGCGACCATCGGCACCTCTGCCGTGATGGGCGAGGTCAACTGGATCATGGTCGGCAGCGCTGCGCTGCTGTCCGGCATCCTGTCCCTGCTGACCAGCGTCGCGGGCCTGCCTGAGCTGGAAACCGGCAAAATCGAATAAAAGGGAGGCGGAGCAATCCGCCTCTTTTTTTATTACATCAATCAACGCGTAATCAACGCGTTAAGTGATACATCAATACATCAAAAACGCGTCAAGTTGAACATTTGAAGCATCAAAAGTTCGACTTGATGTAAAAAAACCGCGTTTTTTTGCACATAGTTGCCACGATGCGATGTGCAAAGAGGTAACTTTGTGCAAAAACTATGCGATTTTTCATAGTTTTATGAGAGCGGAGGGAAAAAACATGGCAACAATCAAAGGTCAGACCATCGCGAACTATGCCATCAGCAAGATCGGGTGCGCGTATATCTACGGCGGCTATGGCGAGAAGAAATGCACGCCCGCTTTCCGCAAGGAGCGCGCCAAAGCCTACCCGGAGTACAAGTCGAACATGTACAACAACTGCCCCGTCCTGAGCGGCAAGCAAAGCTCCTGCACGGGCTGCAAGTACAACGGCAAGCAGGCGTATGACTGCGCCCAGCTCACGCGCTACAGCTGCAAGGCCGCCGGGCAGGAGTTGGTCAGCGGCGCGAACAGCCAATGGACGAAAACCGCGTGGGACAAGAAGGGCACCATTGACAGCCTGCCGGATGTGCCGGGCGTGATCCTGTACCACATCAATGACAAGGGCCGCATGAGCCACACAGGCGTTTATATCGGCGGCGGTTATGCGGTGGAAGCGCGCGGGCACTCCTACGGCGTGGTCAAGACAAAGGTGTCCTCCCGCAGCTGGACGCACTGGGCCGCGCTTCCTGGTGTCCTGGACGGCGCAGAAACGCCCGTAGAGCCGCCTGCGGCGAAGGATGAACAAATACCCGTCCCCGAGGCCGGAGGGGCCACAGCGGGCGAATCTGGAGGGAAAACGTGCATGGTAGAATTGAACGTGTTGAAGAACGGCAGCAAGGGCAATCAGGTGAAGACGCTGCAGCGGCTCCTGAATGCGCTTGGCTATTCCTGCGGCGACGTGGACGGCAGCTTCGGCCCGAAAACGCTGGCAGCCGTGAAGAAGTTCCAGAAGGCCAAGGGGCTGGAGGTTGACGGGTACTGTGGCCCGCTGACCTGGGCGGCCCTGCTGAAATAACACAAGGGATAAGTCAAGAACGTAAGAGATAAGTCAAGAACATAAGGCAACTTGACAAGTCGGGGCGGCGGATGTATAATACTGCCGCGACAGATCCATATACCACGCTTCTGGCTTGTGTATGGCGCAACAGCTGCGAGCACCACCGCAGCAACAAAAAGAGGGAGAGGCTTCGGCCTCTCCCTTTTTTGCGTTTATTCAGCATCCCACAAAGAGCAGCCAGACCATGACCGCCAGGATGGCGCTGATCATAGGCTCTACCCACCAGGGGGTGGTCTCGGTGTTGCGCTTGCGGGCCTTCCGGTTCGCGGTGATCTCATTCACGCGGGCAAGTGATGCGGCGGCTGTCATGGTGCTGTCCTTTCTGCCCTGTGGGCGTGTCGTCAGTTTACGATGATGAAGTGCTGGCCCTCAAAAAGGAGGGCGCAGCCGTGCAGGCAGGGGATCATGAGGACGCGCTTGGCCGGGTTGCGAATGCTGCGCTCCAGGTCGGCCTTGCTGGCCTGCTTTGCTGTGAGAACCAGCAGGCCGTCGTCGTTGATGCGCCATCCCTTGTCGAAGAAGTATTCGCGCATCCTTTGGTCAAACTGTGGGCGGGTTATGGTGTCGGTCATGGTGATCGTCCTTTCGTAAGTTGATGGTAAGTTGATCGTCAGTTGATCCTCTTGAAGCCGAAAGAGTCGCAGAACCAGGTGCCGGAGCCTTCCAGCTCCACCAGGTCGGAAATACTCAGGCTGCGCATGTGGTAGCTGTTGGGGCGATCCGGCGCGTTGTGCTCCATGAAGATGAGCTCCAGCACATCCTGCACGCTTTCGTTCTCTCGCGGGTCGATGTAGCCGGTGTAGACGCGCTCGTATTCGGACTTGTTCACGCCGCCGTGGGCCATCGCCCAGCGGTAGTCCATGAAGGTGTTGGCGTGTTCACGGGGAAGCATGTAAATGGTGTACATCATGGGGATCATCCTCTCTGCCCGCGTACAATGCCCACGGGCGGGCGGTCTGTTTATCGGCCGTAGTATTCGCACTGGTGGAGCATGGGGTAGGGGCTGCGGAACATGCGGGTGGCTTCAGGGCTGATGAAGCGCTCCAGGTACTTGATGTCGTCCTCGTCGAGGCTGTCCAGCTCACCCTCAAGCCCGGCCTTTACAATGAACAGGTTGCCGACCAGCATCACCTGGCCCATGTTGTCGATGGCGCTGACCTTGGGAGCGTCTGCGAACATGCCCTCCTCGTCGCAGATGATGACGTAGGGGCGGCCCTTGCGTGCGCCGATCCAGCGCGTGGGCATCTCGACCAGGCGGCAGCCCAGGATGTCGTAGAAGCCCTGCAGGGAGTAGTCGATGGTCGTGACGCTGGCCTTCTCGTTGGCCACGTCGATCAGGTAACCGGTGATCTTCTTCATGTTGGTGTCCTCCTTATTTCTTCTTGGCAATGAAGCCAGCCTTGACGTACTGCTTGAGGATGTCCTTGGTGACGGGGCGGTCGTAGGTGTCGCCGGCCTTGATGCCGGGGAAGCGGCGGGCCATGATGGCCGCGCCCTTTTCGGTGTAGATGTACTGCTTCATGGTGTCCTCCTGCCGGGTTATACCGCCCGGCCCGGTGTCGTGGGTGTCAGCCGATGGTGGCATTGATTTCGTCGCGGGTGGTAAGGAGCTTCATGATCAGGTCGTGATCCATTTTGAACTCGATGGCCTTGTGGGCCAGGGTTTCATAAACTCTGGCTTCCCAGTGCGCAAGCACGTCGCTCATCTCGCCGGTGAAGTCGTTGTTCTCCTTGCAGATCATGGTGTTCGCGACGGTGTGCGCACCGTCGATGAAGCCGATCATCCGGCTTGCCCACCGCTTGGCCTCGTCGTAGTCCTTGGCGTTCTTGATGATGCTCTGGTACTCGGCCATCTGCTCGATCAGGTTGCTCACGTACATCATGGTGTTCATAGCCTTCATTGTCTTGCTTCCTTTCTTTCGTCCGGGCTGTTGCCCTGTGTTCCTTTCCACGTGTATATAATACCACGGATTCCGTGGTTTCGTCAAGGGGGAAAATGAAGTTTTTTCAGATTTTTTTCAAAGAAAAATCCGGGACTATTCGTCCCGGATGATTCCTTCCTTTTTCAGTTTATACAGCATCAGATCAATCAGGTACGGCTTGCACTTCGCAATGCCACGATCCCAGTCTTCGATGTTCCGTTTCGGAATGCCGAAATAATCCTGGAACTCCTTTTGCGTCATGCCTGACAGCCTGCGCAGCTCCTTGAAGTCCATTTCCTTTTCGCCGCCCGCGAGTTGTTCTTTGCTCCCAACACGCATGTATACAGCAGCCTTCATTTCGTTGTCTTTTTTCATAGTTACAATTCCTTTCGATTTGGGATATTTATTCCCGCCTTTTGCCCGGCGGGTGGGGCTGGTGGTTAAGAATGGTACTCGAACATCACAAGCCAGCAGACCTTGGCCTTGTCCTTCGACTTGATGCGCTCCTGCCGGACTTTCTGCTCCAGATCCTTGATCTTCGCGTCGTACCTGGCAATGCGGTCAAGCGTGGTGGCGCTCCGAAGGTCGTTCCGGCAGAGCGGGCAATAGTCGCTTGGGAGCAGCACGCGGCTCAGCTTCGACCCGCATTTCTGACAGCCAACAAAGTCGGCCTTGAATTTCTTCACAGTATGCTCAGCCATGTACTCCTGACGTGCTTTCCTGGTTTCGCTGATCTTTGCATGCAGCGCTTCGACCTGTTTGCTGGCGGCCATGCTTGCCAGGTCGTAATACTTGACCGCCACGCCGGGGTAGAAGCCGTCGTCGTGCTGGTGAAGGAACTCCTTTGCGGCCTCGTAGTCGTCGCAGGTGAGCATCGGATGGAAAATGACGTGCTCCGTGCCGTATCCGTCGCCGCTGGTGCTGACGATGTGCTGCACGGTGCTGATGATCTCATTGCGCGAGGTACTTGCAGGGAATGAGCGATAGCAGATGTTGTGCATGGTGTTTCCTCTCTGCCCGCGTACAATGCCCACGGGCGGGCAGGTTGTGTCAGAATGTGATTTCGCGGGACTTCTTTCCGGTGGTCGTGTTATATTCGATAACGCACTTGGTCGGAGCGTAGAGGTGCCTGGTGAATATCTCAGCATGCTTCCTGGCATAATTCTCAGCCCCCTTGACGGATCGGCAGCTTGCCCGTGTCTTGTGGGTTCCATCCTCTGCAATTTCAGGGATGGGCTTGTCGAAGTAGAAACAGAAGCGGTACATCTTGCAAGTGGTTTTCATGGATCGTCCTTTCTGCCGGATACGATGCCTCCGGCGGGGCGGAGTGTTATTTACACAGGGCATCCCACTGATCTTTGCTCAGGTAGAAATCACGCCCATTTTCGTCCAGCAGCTCAAGTACCTCGACGAGCGCATCTTGCTTGTCAAGGTAGTCGTTCTTCCCTCTGCGCTTGTAGTCTTCCCATTTGGCGTTGACAAGCGCGGGCAGATCAGCCCTGATCGTACTGCAGTTACACAAGCGCTCATACACATCAGCGGGCAGGGTGTCAGTCCATTTCTTGGTGTTCATGTTTTTCCTCCTTTGATTCGTTACGACCTTGAACGTGACTTCGTGGCCGGGGTTCTCGGCGATGAGCCGCTTTTTGACATCATCAACCAGCATGTTGTTGTCGAGGGCTGCCTGGATCACTTCGACCAGCTTCTTGCCGTCGAGGTAGGCCCAGATGTATGGGAGCTTGTTCCTCATGGTTCCATCCTTTCTGCCGGGATATGATGCCTCCCGGCGGGGCGGATCTGTCAATCTTCTTGGTACACACAAGGAACGTGCTGATCTTCCGGCCCATCGGCCCAGGAGTCATACACACGGAAGTTTCTCGGGTTGTGCTCCGCGATGTAGTCCTTCTTCCTCGCACTCCTAATAGCTGCCTTCGCACTCCTGATCGTGCTTGCGTTGCACAGCATGTGGTCATTGCTTCCGCACACAATCCGGTCGCTCTCGAACATGATGAAGAATTGCTTGCTCATGGTGACCTTTCTGCCCTCGTGACCTCCGGGGCGGGGAGTTGTTTATAGCTGGAATGCAACCGCAGCATCTCGTTCAGAGTGGCCAGCAGCTAAGCAGCGATTATAACGAATCATCTTCCGTTCAGCCTGAATCTCCCGGATACGCTTCAGCGTGGGCCAATCAACGAGTGCACCGACACAATATGCCTTGTCCATCAGGTTTTCGACTTCTTCGATCCTATCGAAAATGGAATCATCCCACGGGCGTTCGTCGCACTCCATTTCGATCTCCATCACCTTCAGCCGTTCATACATGCTGTGCAGGTTGAAATGCTCCGATTCATTCACGCGATACTTCTTCATGGTTTCTGTCCTCCATGCGGGGTTATACCGCCCCGCCCGGTGTCCTCTTTGCTTATTCCTCGTCCCAGGCGGCCAGCTCGGTGAAGTAGGCCACCGCCTGCTCGTAGAGGCTGTCAACGACGGCGGCGAAGCCCTCGTTGGTCAGCACCTCGTCATCGTAGAAGCGGGAGAAGTCCTCGTCGTCCATGTAGGGGGTGAAGTCGCGGTCAGCCGTGAAGGTGATGTCTGCGTCATAGAAGCCCTTGAGCATCTGCTGCTCGTCGGTCATGTGCAGGTAGTAGGTGCAGGTGTCCTGGGTGTCGTGCTCCATGGACTGGCAGTCGGCGAGGTGGGCGGCAATGGATTCGCGGGTGAAGGTGATAGTCATTGTCTTGCTTCCTTTCGTGCGGTCGGTAGTGCGGGGTTCCTGTCTACGTTTACTATATTACCACGGATTCCGTGGAAATGCAAGGGGCAAAATACAAGTTTTCTGACTTTTTTCAAAGAAATTTTCGCAAACAGAAAAAGAGCCAGGGATTTCTCCCCGGCCCTTCTTTCACTTTTTATATCTGCGCTCAAAGTCTTCTCGTGAGATCATGCCGTTCACGTACAGGTCAAACAGCTTTTCGTTCCGTTCCCGCTTTTCCTTCTCCAGAAACTCCTGCCGGCGCTCCCTGTTCCTCTGGGCGATCTCCTTCATCAGTTCCAGCTTTTCACGGATGGTCATTTTCTTCTCAGCCATTGATAACACTACCTTTCTTTGGTGTGTACATCATAGGTAAGCGGGTGAACCTGCCTCCCCATGATGTACATATTGGGTATAACTTTAGAGCTGCAAGGTGATGTGCAGCCGGAACCTCGTCTGGCGGCGCTTGCGCTCGATGAACTCATACTCTATTTTCTTGACTATCGCCTTCAAGAGGCGGTTTTTTTGTTCTGCGGAGATTGTGTCATCCCGCAGGCCAGCGATGGCATCCTGCAGCTTGATGATCTTGTTCTGATAGTTGATCTCCTTGGGCATGTTCTGCTTGGCCTCGTAAATCTTCGACCGCAGCTCCTCCATCTGAGCATGAAGGGCTTTGTTCCGCTTCACGAACACTTCCTCGGAGTAAGTGCCACTTTCCAGCAGATCATGCTGCCGTTCTTCCTTGGCGTGCAGTTCAGCCATTTCGGCGTTCATTTTTTCGATCAGCTTCTTCTGGATGCTGGCGGACTTGCCCTCATCGTTGTGCAGCTTGACCTCCATGTCCGGCAGGTGTTCCATTTCCAGCGCGAAGGCCACGGCCTCAATCACCTCGCGGAGCTTGGCGGA